TGCGGACAGCCTGCGCTATGGCCTTGCTCGAGTAGTATTGGGAGGCATAGCAATCTACCTGGAACAGAGCGTTGCGAAGTCCCAAGTCGCCTCCCATAGCAATGGTGTCGCTCGTCGCCACACGACCGAGCACGATGCAGGGGAAGGCAGCGCCCTTGGGGGCCAAAATCCAATACAACCCCTTCCCGCCCGTCATGCTGACAAGCGAGGCGGTCGTTGTGTCGGACTGAATGAGTTGGAATAAACCCTTTTCAATGCTCATTAGGCACCACTCACATCGTTGTCAACCCAGGTCCACAGGTGAAGTTCAACCTGCTGACCATCTGGGTCGGAGATACTTTCAATGTTGTGTAGCTGACCGCGCACCAGAACTTGCATAGAAGCATCCACAGAGTAGGTCTTCGGGTAACGAATGGTGATCTTGTAGCTTGACTGCCCGGTGCGCAGTTGCGTCTTGTCAACCTCTTTACCGCGCCACTGAGCGATGTTGGCGTGGACGTTCGTCGCCACTGTCGTCGCGGAGTTTGGCGTGCCATCGGTTGCCTGTCCCGCATCGGGATTCTGGAACGTGATGTAAGCGTTGAACGCAGACGAGGGTAGGTATCTGACGCCCGTTGATAGTTTCTTTGGCAGCATTAGCGCGGAATCCTCATACTACGGAAGCTGCTCAGCATGAGACAGAGAGTCTTACCGACTTCGGTAGTCGGCTCGGTGCTCATGATGGTGCGGTTCTCCCAGAAGTGGTTCGCAAGGAACAGGGTCGCCATTTGTAGACGGGCCGGAACCTGCGTTGGGTCGGTTGCGTGGTAGCCTGTCCAATAGGTGATCTGAATACAATCCTGACGACGGTCTGTGGTCGGCCAGGATGCGCCGACGTTGAGACAGATCTTGTCCATCTGGACCGTGTAGTTTGAAGGGTCAAAGGTCTGCAAAACGCCGTTCGTGTCGTTGTATTGAACGGCGAGATTGTTTGTCAGAGGCGAGCCGCTGGGAACAATGACGGGGCGACGGACCAGTTCAATGCTGTCTTGTGTCGGGAAGCCGAACCACCACCAAGGTTGTGCGCTGTACGCATAGCTCAACTCGTAGTTGAGGAAGTTGCGCGGGTCTTGCTGATTCGGGAAGTAGTCGAATGTGAGCAACACCTGCTCGTTTAGGCAAGCCTGAGCCGCACAAGTCTCTACCTGGTCCGTTGCTGCGCTGATGAACAACTGGAGCAGCGCATAGTCTTGCGTGTACACCTGTGGCGATGAGCCTGTAACGTACTTTTGAGGCACGTCAAAGCGCCCGAAGGCAGCAAGCTGCTCGGGTGTAACGACCGGGACCGTTCGCGCCGTGATGATCTTTTCGTACATCGGTTACTTCCTCTTTTCAATTTCAAGACGCTTCTGCATCAGGGACACTTTGTAAGTTTCGTCCTGCTGTTCTTCAGCCTTAATCTCAGGCTCAGTTACAACTGGACGCTCGGGCGGCTCAACTACAGCCACGGCTTTAAGTTCCTCCGGCGTATTCTTGAAGCCGCTCAGGTCGAACGCATTCGTGTATTTGCCCTTGCCCTGAACCTCATCGGCAAAGCCGTACTTGACGGCATCCTTTGCGCTCATCCAGGTCTCCGCGCTCATCATGTCAAGCACGTCGGACTTCTTCATTCCCGTGCGACTGACATACAGGTCGGCGGCAGAGGCACTGACGGTGTCCAGCGTGTCCGCCATAGCACGGAGGTCGTCTCCGTTGCCGAACGTCATGGACATTGCGTTGTGGATCATCATCATTGAGCCTTCGCCCATCGTGATTGAGTCCCCGCTCATAGCGATGAGCGATGCGGCGGAAGCTGCGAGACCGTCAACCACGACGTTCACAGGCTTGCCGTAGTTCTTGAGGATGTTGTAGATCGCCACGCCCTCGAACAAATCTCCACCGGGCGAGTTCAGGTGCACGGTGATGCTGTCGAATGCAGCGGAGTTAACGGCTGCGCTGACTGCGCTGGAAGTGATGCCTTCGCCAAAAATGTCGGCTCCGATCACATCGTAGATTTCAAGCGACAGACTTCCTGCACCAGTAGCCTCGGCTTTGAATTGCAGAGGTGATGCTTCCTTGCGTAGTGTGATGACTTTCATAGTTATTCCCCCTGAGCCAACGCAATGAGCGCGGCGCGTGCTTCCTCATCGCTCAGCGAACTACGCTTTGCGACATATTCCTCAGCCTTGTCCTTCGAAATGTTCATCACTTCTGCGACGAACTTGGCATCAATTCCACCCTTGGCCTCTTTGCGCATCACGCGCTCTGCAAGACCGTTGGCAATCGCCAGAAGACGAGTCTCAGCCTTCTTCGGTTGTGGCTTCGTCTTGACCGGAGGTGCTGTGTCGCCATCGCCAGAACCAGCAGCATCCGGCTCTTGTTCACCCGGCTTCGCGGTAGGTGCTTCACCTTCGCTGGCCTCCGGTACTTGCTGACCCGGTATGAACCATTCCTGCTCAGCGATGTCAAAGATGCATGAGTTGGCTGGCAGCGTGAGAGCATCTCCGCCCTCCACATAATCGCGGTCCTCAATCGCACGAGCCTCGTTGAAAGTTAGCTGGCCGGACTCAATCAAGGTCTTGTTAGTCTCAGCGCGTTCCTTCGGCGAGCCGCGCAGAATGATGTCGGCGTTGTGCTTCGCAAAGAGCTTGCCGCGATCGGTCTTGTCAATTAGGTCGCGGGTGATGGACTGCTCAATCGCTGTCGTTAGAGGCAGCAAACTGGTGTTGAAGTACTCATCCAAGAACGCAGAACTTGCGGCGTATGTGCTGTTCTGTTCACCCATTCCCAGCTTGACGAGTAGAGGAGCGCCGCCAAGTAGGCGAACAACTTCCTGCTCGTTCCACTTGCGGGACTCAAGCAACTGAGATTCCTGCGCATTGAACGTCATCTTCTCCCACTTAGCGCCGCCCGGTAGGAAGGTAAACTTGCCCGCGTTCTGCGAACCAGCGAAGTCCTTCTTCAAACGATCAACGATGTTCTGAGCTTGCGGCTCCGTAATTTCCGCATTCTCGGGGGTCGTGATGAAACCCCCCATTGCCAGACCGTTAGCGTGCATACGTCCGGCTGTTTCTTCTGCGGCCATCAAAACGCTAAGAGCTTCTTTTGCCAGCGCGATGATGGCAGTACCCTGGATTCCATTACCGTCAATGTTCGTGTTCGTCGCGTGCCACACTTCGGACTGCTGGAACGTGCGTGTGTTCCCACTGTCACTGTATTTCCACGACAGCGTTGGGAAAGGCTTGGTGCTACGGTCCCACTCCGGGGCCATACTCCACGCATCTAGCGGAACGAGGGCGATGATGTCTCCCGCCTGGTCCCTCACGATCTGGCAGAAACAGTTGCAGTTGGTGACCAACTGGAATGCCAAGAAGAAACGAAGTTGGTAGCTTGTATGCCAAGGATTTGGCACATCTTTCAAAAGCGAATACAGAGGGTTTTCAACAGCAGGCTGAGTGCGTTGGCGACCGTTGACAGTCTGTGTCTCGCGCAGAATCAGCGGCATCTTGGCGATGTCGTTAGCCAGCATCTTAGCGGCGGCGAGAAAAGCTGCGATACGGACAGCAGAGATACGAGTTACAGGCTTGCCAGCAGCGGCGGGGAACCCTATTAGGGATTGAATGAACTCTGCCGAGGGGTCGGCGAAGGTGGTTGGGCCGCTCATCCTGATATTGTCGGGACGAGGGATGTTGAGACGAATCAATTCCATTGTTGCCTTTCGGAATCAGCGGATTCCGCGTTGGTACGCGACGAGACACCATTGGGTGTCTATTGAAGGGGTAGGAAGCTCAGATTATTTGCTCGTCACGACAAAGAACTCGCGCTTTGGCTTGGTTACGTTGTCGGGGTCTATCGCTCGGGCCAGCGCCATGATGAGAGAGGCGCAGCCGTCAATCTTCTCGCGCTTGCTGTCGCGGGAGGGTCTGATCATTCCCGTGATCTTGTTCGTGTTCCAACGAAGATTCGCCATCTGCCAGCGCATGACTGGGTTGTTGTCGTGTGCGAACTCTTGACGAATGACTTTGCGCATGAACTCGACGCAGGGGCCGTTCATTCTCAAGTTGTTCTGTGGGAATGGAACGAACTTCTGCATCGGGAAGCCTGACTCCCCGAGCATTCGAATAAGCTCCGACGACCACGCATCGTCGTAGGCAAGCTCTTTCAAGTCGAACTGCTTTGCAATCTCAGTGATCTGGTCTGCGACGTAACGAACGTCTGTCAGGTTGCCGGGTGTCAGGGTGATGAACTTCTTCTCGCTCCAAACATCGTAGGGTACCCGGTCGCGCTTCACGCGCTGTGCGACGTTGTCTTCGGGGCACCAGAAATAGGACAGAACTCGCCACTTCTCACCAATTTTCAGTGGTGGAAACAGCAAAACCAGGGCAGAAGTGTCAAGTTTGGGAGCCAAGTCCAGGCCTGCGAAGCAGGTTCTACCCTTGAGTTCGACCACAGATTCAGCAAAGAGGCGCTGTCCATCGGGGTGATTTGCGATGTCTTCACGACAGCAGGCATCCCATTTCTCAATTTCGATGGCTGGATTGTCTGACTCCGAGGACCAAATGTTGAGTCCAAACCGCTTGAACTCGCCGATGTCGGTGGGCTTGCCCTGAACTTCGTTGAACTCCTGGACGAGTCTCTCCTCGGTGAACAGATAACCGAGGCTTGGGTTGGACTTCACCCAATTGGTGGGGTCCTTCCAGTTGTCCTTCGGGTCCATACAGAAGATCCAAGGGGCAAACTGGTCGTCTTCAAAGAATCCGTCCAGAACCTTGGTTCCATACTCGCGCTCCACCCAACAAGGTGTAGTCCCGCCTGCGGAAGCTCCAGCCGTCGTTAGTTCAATCATGAGCGGTTGTCTACGTGTACGACCGCCGTAGCGGAGCACGCTGTAAAGGCCGCCGCTGTTCTTCCAACGGTGTAGTTCGTCCAGAATTGCGGTGGAAACCAAAGCGCCGTCTTCGGAGGCCGCGTCACGGGCCATCATGCTGAGGCGTCCAAGGTCATTGGTGAACAGAGCAAAGATGTGATCGCCCTTGCCGGACTGTTGGATGGCTCTACGAAGCTCCGCATTGCGCATACGCATCGCGGCGGCTTCCTTGAAACACTCCTTGGCCTGCTTTCCGGTAGTGGCAGCGATGAAGACGCGGGAGGAAGACTCCCCATCTGCGATCAAGTGGTAGAGAGCAAGCGCGGCACCGAGGCCCGTCTTGCCATTCTTCTTGGCGATTTCCAGGTAGAGGCGGCGGAAGCGCCGCATACCGTCCGCACGCTTCCAACCGTATGTGATGTAGAGGATGGCCTGTTGCCAGGGGATCAACTGCATCGGGGTGTCTCGGTCGGAGGGAGTGCAGAAGGTTTCGCAGAAATCTATTACGAAGTCGCCAGCCTCGGGGTCAAAGTACAGACCACGACCCTTCGCTGTTTCTAGGTCACGACGATGGCGCTGGAATGCCTTGATGATGTAGGGGCCAGCGAGTATCTTCCCGCTGAGAATGTCATCAATGTATTGTTCGGCTGTTCTACTCACATTAAAGAAGCTCGTAGTTCAAAAAGAAAACCCCCGACTGGTTGAGCCGGGGGGTTCGTTGTGAATAGATTGTTTTTGTTTTATCCGTTGGTGTTCAACTGGACGACAGCTTCTTGCAGGATGATGCGCTGGTCAACGCGGCGGTATCCGAGGATGACCGTCTGACCGTTGAGTGCGGAAACCTGATCCAGCACCTTGATCTTGATGTTGGAGTCGCCACGGTCGCCGATGACAGCGAACGATGCGAAGTCGCCGAAGAGCCAAGCGCCCTGTACTGCCGGGGACGCAACGTAGACTGGCATTTCTGCTGAGAACTCAACCGGGTAGCCGAGCAGCCGAGCCTGTCCATTGGCATCCCAAGTGACGTAGGTCTGGTACTGGCTGGAAGCGACTTGCTTCTTGAGCAAGCGGTTGAACTCTTGACGGTTGACCAACCACTTTGCGTTGATGTAGTAGGAGCGGTTCAATGTGCCGATGGTGTCAAGAATCGGGTTGATGCCCAGCGTTGCGGCACCTGCGGTAACGTCAGCACCAGCTGCGGTGGTTGCGTTGCCGAGGTAGCCCTGAGGCTGGCTGGTGCCAGAACCGTTGACGAAGTAGTTCTCTTCCTTCACGCGGATGGCGCGAGCGAGGTCAGCAGTGATGAATGCCGACGCTGCCTTTGCGTCCTGGAGGAGTTCCCACGAAGCGGTGACCTTGCCACCGATCATGTAGGCCGACAACTTCGTGGTTGCGAAGGTCGGATCGTTTTCCGCAAATGCGTTGGTGCCCGAAGAGTTAGATTCTGCCTTCAAAGCGGCCAGAGTCTTGACAGCTTGGTAGGGGACGTTGATGTCCATCTCGGTTGTGAGGACGCGAGAGAGGCTACGGCAAGCCGTTTCTTCAATCTGAAGATTCGGGATGGAAGGATCGGTCTCGATAGGAACCAGCGCACCACCAGCAGCGGTGGAACCAAGTTCACCAAGAGCCGCGTTCTGGATCATGAAGCGATCAAAGTCGCTCTTGCTGCGCAGGGACGACCAGAACTTCTTGGCGTAGTCCGCATCAATGTTCAGCGCCGTCTTCGGCTTGTATCCGCCAGAGAATGCGAAGAACTTCGTTGCTTCGGTCGTTGCTACGACTGCCTGCTCGCGGGGTGTGCCCACTTCGGCGTTGCCCTTGTTGATGTTCTCAACGCGAACGATGCTCTTGTTGATGTCATCCAATTCCTTGGAAAAGTTTTCAAACTGCGCTTCCTCAGCTTCGGTCAGCTTGACCTTTGCTTCGGAGGCCTTTTGGAGCATGAGGGTCTGTTGGTTCAGAATCTCTTTCTTGCGGGAGTTAAGAGCCTTGGTGTCCATCTTGGAGTTCCTTGTTTTGGTGTTGCCCCAAGACGGTTCATCGGAACGGTGATGGGCACGCGGCGGGTTGCAGGCTCAATGGAGTCGCAACTCCGCTTCTGTACCTGGGGTGCGAAGTTCAAAAATTTGCGATTTGATTAGCGACAGTTGTTATTGAATTGTTTCTTCGGTGAGTTGGTGAAGCGATTGACGACGACGCATGAAGGCATCCAGGGAGGACTCCTTCGGCTTATCAACTGCCACTCGGCTGCGGTCGGCGGGGGTCATACCAAAGCGACTCCAAAGGGAGATGAGGGTTGTGCGTTCGGCGGACCGAGTGATAACGCCCTGGCGCTGACCTTCTGTCAAACGAACCATCATTTCAAAAGCGTCTCGGTCGGCTTCGCAAGCTACGCCGTGAGGAATGCGCTTGGCGATGTCCTTCCAGATGTTCTTCTGTTCCTTGGTGAGATACTTGGGCGGCGAACCGAGCGGACGGTCAGACGTCGGCTCGTTCGGACGAGACCTTTGCGGGTTAGCGATGAACGCGCCCTTTGCGTCTAGATAAGCGGTAGGTGTCTTGTTGCGGCCCATGATAGAGGGTCAGATAGTCCAATTCCAGTAGCCGTGGACATCAAAGTGGCCGTGCTTGCGCTTGAATCGCTCCACCGCCTGCTGATTCTGCTGGGCTATGACATCTTGAGTGAAGGCGCGGCCAGCCGTGCTGCTGTACTTGCGTTCCTTGTAGCCGTGCTGACAGGGTATGTCACGAGCGATACCAACCTTCCAACCCGCCAAGTTGATGCGATATGTGTAGTCTGCATCCTCGGCTCCATACTTCTCGGTGAAGTTCTCGTCAAAGTAGCCGACTTCCTCTATCATCTCGCGGCGGAAGTAGGTGCAGCCGTTGGTGCAAGTCTTCACGAAGCTCAGCGGAACATCCTGACGAGGCTTCTGTTGGATGGGACTGCCGAACAATCCAATCTTGGAGTAGGCGCTTACACACCCGATGCGCGGCTCGCTGTAGCAAAGATGCTGGTATTTGGCGATGGGGTCGTCCTCTAAGAAGTAGATGTCATCGTTAAGGTTGAGAATGTCGCTGTCCTTCTCCACGGCGTGCCAGCCGACGTTGTGATTTGCGGCCATCGTGAAATTCGCAGGGCCTTGGATGATCTCCCACCCCGGCGCGGACTGAATCTCGTTGCCGTCCCGCACGAGTATCTTGCGAACGGAGGGATCGACCTTCTCGTCCAGTCTCTGCCGGAAGTAGTCAAAGATGTCGGGATACTTGCCGAGCGCGACGATGGTTACTTTCATAGGATCACCGAATGGGGCAGCGGCCCGGAGTTCAGTAAGTCGTATGCGGCCTTGGAGTCTTCCAGGTGGTCGGGCCAGAGCGGGGCGAGTGAGAAATGCTCCAAAGCCGCCTGCGCTGACTCAAGCGAGTACGAGGGTGTGCCGAGTTTATGGCGCTCCAGGCATTCCAGTGCCAAGAGGAAGGCTTTCTGCGGCTCCATGATGGTAGGCTTCACCCAGTCCTGATTGGTGGAGTTGAGGTAGACGGGCTTCCAGTCGCCATTCTCATCACGAACGACGTCGCTGATCATGGCGTGCGGCGCTAAGTTGGACGTCTCCCGGATGCCCCCGGCCATGAGAAATGGGACAGCTTGCCCACAACCACAGACGAGAAGAGGAGTTCCACCCATCATCTCAGTCATGTAGCGGAGAGAGTTGCCACTTCCGTTCATGTCCACGACCAGCGTCTTGCCACAGAGAGCCTCCCGCGCATACTCGGTGTAGGAGTCGGATGGGCGGTAGCGGGTTAGGCGGCTGGTAAGGAAGTAGCCGATGACGTATTTCCCACCAAACAGCTTGCGCATCAGGCGGTAGAGCAGGAAGCAATCGCGGGAGCACAGCTGTAGGCGTTCGTATCCACCGTCTATCATGTGCGTATGCAGTTTGTGAGCTACGGCGAAGAGGAACGGGAAATTGCGTTCAATCTGATGGAGTTGCAACCCTCTGATTTCCTGATTGTAGTTCCAGGTGCGAAGGCGAGCTTCACGCATTGCCCAGCCGAGGTCGCCGCAAGCCTTCTCGCGGTCAGTCAACTGCCAAAGCATTGTCAACTCAGCGGACACGCCGTTTGCGCGGGGAGAGTTGAAGTCCGTATGAACGTTGTCGCCAAGGTGATGCTCAGACTTGACACTTCCCCAAACGCGACCAGTGGCTTTGCCGTCCTCCGTACAAACTAGAACGTTGGACAGTCCACAGACCTCAGTAAGAATGCGCTGCGCTTTGGCGGGAGTGTGGTAGTCACTGACAACGATGTCCTCGGGCTTGACGCGAGCAATGTTCTCAGCGATGGGAATGTGTTCCTCTATGGGGACTTCCCCGGCGCTGAGGTTGTGGCGGCTGGCTGCAAGCGTGTGGAAGAGGTCAAAAGTTTTCATTGGATTACATCTTTGTCTGGATGCCGTTTTCGGGGTTGCGCTTGGCAGGAACTTCCCACTCGCGTGCCTTGGCTTTGCTGCCGCACTTGCAACGAACTGACGACGGAGCGTTGATACGCTCGAAGGTGTGTCCCGAAAGACAAACATAGGTTCTGATAGGCATTGTTCTGTTTAGAATCAGGAAGTTCTGAAAGTGAAATAGCGTTGTTATGCGTAAAAATGATCCACGCCGGGCTTCGAACACACTTGTTCCAAAGGTTGTGACCCCACACGGGTTAGCTCAACTGGTGGGTGGCCCACCGCCCCCACACGGGTAGTTAGGCGGCGCTTAATCTGGCCTGTAATCTTTGCTGACAGACCTCATCGGGTGTGTCTAGGATGATGACCTTCGCTCCGGCCTCTTCCAACATCCTGACAATCACAGCCTTCGGGTTACTCACGATGCCCCAGACATGATGTGGGCTGTCTGCTGTGGACTCTATGAAGGCGTCTCGGTGCGCGAGGGCGCTGCCGACTGCGCCGGGGAGGGACTGGTAGAGAGGAAGGCCCGTTACCTGTGCCATGACCTCGTTGTAGTCCCAAATCAAATCGTCTGCCTGTTTGTGGTTCAAAACGTATGTTGTCTTGCCGCTGCCTGCTGGCCCACAGACAACAGTGGTGTTGTTGCGAGGTGTCAACTGTTCAAGTCTTGTTCCCTTGCGTCCTGCCCAACCACATTCGTGTGCTGTCTTAGACGAGTGGCAAGAGTGACAGAGACCTTGGCAACGATCTGGATTGTAGAACTCGTCTACTCCGAAGTTGTCTACGACGAGGCGTGCGCTGAGGATGTGGTCTGCTTCGGTTGCTACTCTGTGACCGCAACTGGTGCAGAGGATGTCGCGGCGTAGCACCTTGAGCCGCGTGCCGTGTGTCCAGCGGCGCGTTCTGTATAGCTGGCGAATTGGATCATCTGCTCTGTAGCGGTCGCGGAGAACGTCGTTCGTCTTGGAATTGTTGTTGGTATGGTGACGCTGGCAATACTTGGTGCCGTTTACGGCGCGGGAGGAACAGTCTGCGCATAGAGGTGTTGGTGAACTTGGCATTGCATTAGACGATCAGCGATTTCTTTTCTTCGGGTGGAGGCGCTATGAGGGCGTTGCCCATCTGAATCTGTCCGAGTCCGTTGTCGATCAGATACTCGCCAACGATTCTGCGGGCATATGCTTCTGCGAAGGCTTCTGTCATTTCGTCAATGACAATGCTGACGCCGTTATGTTTGAAATTGCGAGCGAACTCTTTGATGTCCATCGCTCTTACTTCTTCCCAATCTCCACAACGGCCTTGAGGTATCCGTTAGTCGTGGCCTGCTCTTTGATCATGGTTTCCAGCAAGCTGGTCTGCTTGAGGGACTCAGCTTCAATCGTGTGCAGGTGATTCTCGGCCTGGACCTTGGTGATGGCTTCAATCGCGGAGAGTTGGTCCTTCACTCCTTTGAGTTCTTCGGCGGCGCGGGTGAATGCTTTCTTCACGACCCACCACAGGAGTCCACCAAACACACTGAGTAGGGTTGCTGGCTGTAAGTAAGCAAGAATAGCGGGGACGACTTTGGATAGGTCCATGAAATGGTAGTTCTCCTGCTTATGGATGTGATAGTCTTCTTTTCCCTTAGGAGGAACGATATGCCGAATGTGGTTGAACTACTCGAAGCGGAGAAGACAGTCCTTCTGCACAGGCTGGACGCTGTCTCGAAGGCAATCTCTGCTCTATCGGGGAAGGTTAAGAAGAAAGTCGTGAAGGCGAAGCGGAAGGGCAAGAAGATGAGCGAGGCGACGAAGGCGAAGATTCGTGCGTCGGCTAAGGCGCGGTGGGCGAAGATCAAGAAGGCTTAGGAGTTCTTCCATTCTTCTTTGAGGCGCTCGGCTTCCGTCTGCTTAGGTTCGCGGATGAGATGGATGATGCCGCAGATAAATCCGGCGATGATTGCGAATCCGATCATGGGAGTTCCTTCTGGCGGTGTTGTCTCTTCTCTACTTGATACCGCGAGGTTGGGGTAATTCCTCAAATGTTTTCTTCAACAACCTCGCGTGCTCCTGGCAATACGGCTGGCCCTCTTTGTGGCAACGATGTTCGGGCGAATCCTTCGCCGCGAGATGAATCCATTTACAGGTTGTCATGGCGTCATTCTACGGCGGCGTGCGAGTTGGAGTGTCAATTCTTCGCCAGGTTCTGGTAAAACCAATCCTTGTGCCACTGACAGACGGCGATCTCCCGACCAGCATAGCTGACCGTATCCACCGATGCGTCCCCGCAATCGTGGTCATCGGCGAGAACTTCTCCGATGTAAGTGACCGCCGCTTCCTCCGGTGAGAGGGCCTCTAGCTTCTTGAAGTAATCGTCGGGCAGGCGATACGGAGCTTGGCAGGGAGTCATGACTGTTTCTCCCCTATGACCCGTTTGTGGATGATGAGTCCAGCTTCCTCGTCATAAAACGGTCTGCACGGACACTTGA